AAGGCCTGCGGCGCTAAATATTAAGCACCGCCTACACCCCCACCCCCACGCAGTCGGCCGGCCCGGCCGAGTGCTCCCCCTAGCCCCACCCTTAGCCCTAGTTGCAGCCATAGGGGGTAGCCTTCGGTTAACCTGAAATCATTTTCCCGCCAAATTTTTAATTTTTTATGAGTAATTGGGTCGAGTATCGCGGCAATCAACTTATTAGAAGAATACCAATGGAGAGCTATCGCAAAATGAGTAGAGTCGCTGGTTATTATGGTGCAGCTGCAGCTGGTCCTTATGTTTATAATCCCCTTCGTGCTCGTGGTGGACGAAAGCGTTATGCTCGTCGCAAGTCATATGCTAGAACAGGACGTTACAGAAAGGCTGGATTTTATGGGCGATTTGGGACAGGTCGCGGACAACGAGCCCAGATCGAGAAGAAATTCCTCGATACCTCTATTACTGTGACTGCTATTGATTCGACCATCGAGAACAAAGGATCTATTGTAGTGATTCCACAAAATGCAACACAAAATGGTCGCACTGGTTACAAGTGTGTGATCAAATCCATTCAATGGAGAGGGAACATCAAGCTTCCTGCAGGAGCTAGCCCTAATGATGATGCTTATATTTACATTATTCAGGACACTCAAGCTAATGGAGCTTCTCCTGCTGCTGCTGATATTTGGACAAGCACAAACGCCTCTCTTTCTCTTCGCAACATAGAAAATGGAGATAGATTCAAGATACTAAACAAGACATGTATTTCTCTCAACGCTAATGCTGGAGTCGCTGCAGCTTTTGATGGGGACCAGAAAGTCTTTGAAGGCTTTCTGAAGGTCAACATCCCCATGGTTTATAACGGAGCAACAGGGGCTGTTACAGAGATGAAATCAAACAACATCATGTGTTGGGTCGGCTCAGTTTCCACCGATGATGTGATGGAGTTCAACTGTAGTTATCGTGTCAGATACACAGATCAATAAAAATCAATCTTTATTTTCTTGTATGGTGGCCTGTAATAGGTTCTGTAATCCCGCATCCGAAAGTAACAATTCTCCGTCCGGCAACTCGTCGCTCCATAATCCTGTAGACTCGTCAAAAAGGGACAAAAGTCTTTGTACAGGTGCTGCTTCGTGTATAACTCCTGTCCGAAACACCCGACCGAAATCTCGTATCCTTCTATGGAGAGGATTAGACTCCCAAGGCCCCTGATGTGTGCGTTCTGACGAATACCAATCCTTAGGCTCCTGATTGGAGGTAAAGATGATACGGCGACTAACATATTGCATGGTTCCACCTTTGCATTCAACCAACAAAGGATATCTGTCACACAACTGCAACAGTTCGGAGAAGGGATAACAGTGTCCATAGAACTCGTCCCAAACAATAGTGTGCTGTCCAGTATAACCGTCCCACCATTTGCCTCTAGGCTTCCAATAGCAATCCTCACCAGCCATCTCAACTGCTCGGCGAGTTTTCCCAGTTCCGGATGGTCCGATGATAAATATGAGCTCCATGGGCCACTGACGTGGATCAGTCTTTAACTGCTTATAAGCGTTGAAGCTTTTTTGGTACCTGCACCAAGAACCAAAGTGATCATCTGCGATCCTCTTCATGCTTACGCCTGAATCCAGTTTCCTCCTGATTGAATCCAAATCATTTCTTTTCCCTTGTTCCTTCATCTCTCCCCATTCATAAGGACCGTCTATACGTCCCTCATCCTTCATGCAGTAATTCGCTGCTTGGGCTCCAGTGCCCTTGCGCTGCTCAATATGGGCCCGCTCTAGGCCATCTAACTCTTTGTACCAACCCAGCCTATGTTTGCCGCTAAATTCAGCGTAGCCTTGAAAATGTGCAGTACCATTTTCCCCCGTTTCCATTTGATAAACGCAGTAAGTGCATGTGTCCCACTCCGATGGCTCAAGCATCTCGGTGGGATTATTGACTGTGAAGCAGATATTCCTGTAGCTCATGGCACCCCTTATCTAGATAAAAGTACGACTGCCCGGCAGTCCGATATGACCTCAGTCGGTCGCGTGAGTAACTCTGAGTAAAGTTACTCCCTAATGGGAAATTTCAGGGATGAAATTTCACTCGAACACCGCGTTCCAGAAGTGGTGTTCCAGAAGTGACCGGTAATACTAGCGGTCACTTCTGTGAATTTTTTTTATAAAAATTCTATATGAAAAGGGCTGCTAACAATAATGCGGGGGAAGCGGACGTACCATCGACCCAACCCCCCATGTTCTCTTCGCCGCCGCCTAGTTCGGAGTCGGGCGAGGGTTACTATGAACCTCAGGATGTGGATCATCGACAACAGTGGGGTGAGGAAGAGGGTGATTTCCCCGAACAACCCGATCTAGGTTGGTACTTTAGTCAGTACGAGATTTCGGACTTAGCCGTTATTGCTGTTTGTAGAACATTCGCCAATTATCTTTCTGCCAAGCAGCCAAAGAATGTGGAGCCCAAGGCTGGATGCTTCACAAAGCGGAGGAAAGTGGGAAAAAAATAAAGATTAATTGTTTTTGTATTAAACAAACCCCCCCGCCCCCAGACCCTAGCCTGGTGGCCCCTATCGGCGCGGGGCGCCGAGTACGCCCCCCCCGGGGGGGCTAAGGCCTGCGGCGCTAAATATTAAGCACCGCCTACACCCCCACCCCCACGCAGTCGGCCGGCCCG